AGATCATTATATCTACTGCAAAGTCAATAAAAGAAAAAAATAACGGCAAATTTACAATGATTAATATTACAGAATTAGCTGATACTCTAGGGTTTCCTAGAACACGAATTAAACCTTTAATAGAATATTTAGAAGAGTGTGGCTTTATAAAAGCTGGAACTTATGATAGACTAAGAATATCAATTAATTGGCAACCGACAAAGATGTAATTACTTCAAATTAAATTACACTCAAGACAAATAACAATGGACGCTAAACAAGTTCTTGCAGAGTTAATACAATCGGTCAACGAAATTGATTTATACAATTTCTTATTACTTTATTCAAATATAGGAATTAAGAGTAAAAATGAAGTTTACGATGAAACCGATTATGGAGAAATTAGGCATGATCAAATCAATGCTTGGATTGATAAAGCTATAGAAGCGACTTACGAAAAATCAGAAAAAAATGACCGTCCTAATATTGAATAAACGCTAGGATTATTAAAGTAAAATTAAAAATCTGTAGGAGTAAATAAATGATTAATGTAATTCAGAGAAATGGAGAAACTCGACCCTTAGACATCACTAAAATTCGACGAGTAGTTGAATGGGCGTGTGAAGGGTTAAAAGTTAATCCCCTCGCTTTAGAATCAGGATTAACTTCTCGATTACGAGATGGGATTACCACTAGAGAAATTCAAGACAATTTAGTCAATGTAGCTACACAATTGTTTTGTGTAGAAGAAACCGATTGGAAGTATGTAGCCGGAAGACTTCACATCTGGGGATTATGGAAAGATACAAGGATTAAAAGAGAATTTGGCGGCTATTTATCTCGTACGGTTTTTAGAAGATTGGAAGGAACCGACTACGCTAAATATGTCCAGTGGCAAGTGGATAGGGGTGTTTATGATTCAAAAATTACTGAAATCTATGACGAAAACGATTTAAAGATTGCGGGGGATTGGATATACCCAGAATACGATAAAGATTTTGACTACGCTGGTGCAATCATGTTGTCAGAGAGGTATTTGCTTGATTGTGAATTACCTCAAGAGGCTTTCCTGGCTTGCGCTTTATTGCTTGCGAGCGTAGAGGAAAACCCAGAGAATAGATTAAGAATTGCGTTTCAAATTTACTTAGCTATAGCTCAAAGAAAAATCTCTTTAGCTACTCCAATTTTAGGCAATCTAAGAACCCCTAATGGTTCCTTGAGTAGTTGCTTCATCGTAGCAATGGAAGACAATCTAGAGAGTATTTTTAGCGAGATTACTAATACTGCTCGCATCTCTAAGAATGGCGGCGGTGTTGGGGTAAATGTAAGTAGAATCCGTGCCACTGGTAGCTGGGTAATGGGGAAAGCTAATGCTTCCGGGGGGATTATACCCTGGATTAAATTACTCAACGATACAGCTATTGCAGTCAATCAAGGGGGGAGACGCGCCGGGGCTGTCACTGTTGGGGTTGATATTTGGCATCTAGATGTGCCAGAATTTTTAGAAATGCAGACAGAAAACGGTGATCAAAGACGTAAAGCTTATGATGTTTTCCCCCAATTAGTTATTCCCGACGAATTTATGCGTCGGGTAGTAGATAAAGACGAGTGGACATTAGTTGATCCTTATGAGGTTCGGGCAAAACTAGGGATAGAATTAGCAGAATTATGGGGTGAAAAATTTGAAGATGCTTACAAATTAATTGAAGATAATCTAGGGACAGAAATTACTCTCTACAGAAAAGTTAACGCTAGGGAGTTATTTAAAGATGTTATGCGCTCTCAAGTCGAGACAGGTATGCCCTATCTTGCTTTTAAAGATACCATTAATCGGGCTAATCCTAATAAACACGACGGGTACATCCCTCAAGTTAATTTGTGCTGTGAGAGCTTCTCTAATGTCACACCGGGTAAAACAGCCCATTGCTGTAATTTAGTTAGTCTTAATTTAGCCAACATTGACACTCTTACTAATTTAGCGGAAATGTGTCATCTTGCTGTTAGAGTGCTTGACAATACAATCGACTTGACTTGTCCCCCGATTGGTGAAGCCAAAACACATAATGACCGTTATCGCACTATCGGAGTTGGGGTTATGGGATTAGCTGACTGGTTAGCTAAACAAAAATTATTTTATAAAGACTTTAAATCTATCAATGATTTATTTGAAAGAATTAGCTATTATTGTACTCACGCTTCGATGAGATTGGCTAAAGAACGCGGTGCTTATCAAGCTTTTTCCAGCAGTGAATGGAGTCAGGGTAAATTACTAGGGGCTAAACCATTAGAATGGTTCAACGTAAATTCTGATAATACCTATAATTGGCATCAATTAGCCAAAAGTATTCAACAATTTGGCATTAGAAATTCCCATATTACTGCTGTAGCTCCCAACACTACTTCTTCCTTAATTCAAGGTTGCACTGCCAGTGTTTTGCCCGTTTTTAAGCGGGTATTTACAGAAAAGAACTCAAAGGGTGCTATCCCTAATTGCCCTCCTTTTATTAAGGATTTCTTTTGGTATTACCAAGAGAATCAAAATCTTGATCAAAAGATTGTCGTTCAAGCGATTGCTGAAATGCAAAAATGGATTGATACAGGGATTTCTATGGAATTACTATTCAATCTTAATCAGGGAGTTTATTTTCCCGACGAACCTAACCGCGTATTAACAGTTAAAGAAATTTACGAAACTCTAGTTTTAGCGTGGGAATCAGAATGTAAGGCAGTCTATTATGTGCGGACTGTTCAAAAGGATAACTTTAAAGATAGCTGTTCTAGTTGTGCTAATTAACTATGAATATTACCTCTAATGTTATTAATGTCATTTTATGTATTGTGCTAATTGTTTTTTTTGATCGTGTTCTATACAATTGGTTTTTTGTTGGATTCACCGAAACTTTCAAAGATTTTATCAATACTCGAAAAAATAAATAATCATTATGGCAATAATAATTATTAACTTTCTAGCAACTATTGTATTAAGTATATTTTTACTTTACACTGCTTTAATTTTTGCTGTTGTCGTGTGTAGAGTGTTTTTTAGATTTAAGACCAATTTAATCTACACAGTTAAACAACTCAAATACTATTCAACAGCTGAATATAATCGGATTAGTTCTTGTAAATATTATAATCCTGAAACCCATAAAGATTTTAATCTGAAATGTAGTGTAAATCCCTCTATTTCTTGTGTACAATGTAGAGACTGGGAACCTTCAGATAAACCATGATTTCAATAATTAAAAGAATCATAATCGCTCACAAATGGCGTTCATCTAATAAGATGATTAGTACAGCTATTGTTTTTAAAGATAGCTTAATCGTTTTTGATTGCAATTTAAATTTATTTCAGATTCCGTTTAGTTCTCTGTCAGCACTAAAAAGAATCGAAATATCCGACCAATCAAGATTTACTATTCCAGAAGACGGCAGCTATATTCACTGGAAAAAATACGACATACATCTTGACCTAGAAGCTTTTAAATCAATCTTCAGATAATTTACTCAATCAAAACTATGACATCAGCAAATCTTGACAATAAAATGCCCATTTCCCCGATCTTCAATCCATCGGGGGATGATGCGACTGAAACTCGATCTATCTGGTTTGGTAACACTACCAACCTAATGCAATTAAATGATGTCCGCTACGCTTGGGCTGTAAGTTTGTATCAACAAATGCGTGAGAATTTTTGGATCCCGCAAAAAATAGATATTACTCAAGATATAACTGACTATAATAACTTAACCCTTGATGAAAGACGCGCTTATGATGGTATTTTATCCTATCTAACTTTTCTTGATTCTGTACAAACCTGTAACATTCCTCACTTAAAATCTTGCGTCACAGCCCCAGAGATCAGCCTTTGTATGGCAGAACAAATCTCTCAAGAGGCTATGCACAATCAAAGTTATCAATACTTGATTGAGACTATTATTCCCTCAAACAAAAGGGCTGAAATTTATGATTTATGGCGCACCGATAAAATTCTTAGAAATCGCTGTGAATTTATTGCTAGTTCTTATCAAAAATATATTGACAGCCCAACACAGAGTAATTATTTTGGTTCTCTGTGTTCTAATTATATTCTAGAAGGACTGTATTTCTATAATGGGTTCCAGTATTTTTATAATCTAGCTTCTAGACATCTAATGGCTGGAAGTGCCGATATTTTTAGGATGATTAATCGAGATGAGTTAAGTCACGTCCGATTGTATCAAAAATTAATTGTGGAAGCATTGCAATTATTCCCGAAAGAGTCAATTAAAAAAGGTATAGCAAGTTCTTTCTTGGAGGCTGTTAATCAAGAAATTAATTGGTCCAACCATATTATCGGTAATCAAATACTGGGCATTACTGAAGAAAGTATAGATCACTATACTAAATACCTTGCCAATATTCGACTAAAAGCCATCGGCTTAAATCCAATTTTTACCGAGGACAAATACAAAAAATCTCCCTATTCCCATTTAGAGAAATTCTCTGATACTCAAGGGGAAGGTCACACTAAGTCAAACTTTTTTGAAGCAACTGTTACCAGTTATGTTATGTCTTCTGGCTTAACGGGATGGGATGATATTTAACAGCATCGCTCGATAAGACAGAAAGCCGTTGATGCCACCTTTTTTTCGGTTGTGCTAAAAGGTGGTTATTATTGCCACTCTTGTCTTGCCATGTGATCAATTCTGCTGGTGGAATACTAATTCCAGCCAAGTATTTTCTGTAATTCAATTTAAATTCTCCAAATATTTTCTGATTTTATTTTACCTTAAATATCAGAAACAAGAGGTGGACGATTTTTAAAAGGGTGATCTGTAATCAACCTTGAAAGTAAAAGCCCCTGCCATCGATGTGCGAAATAACCTTCTATCTTCTGAATATCTGGTATTGTCCAATTCGTAAAAATTACTATTTCAGTAAAGCGAGAAGTGGATGCAAAAAGATTATTATCGCGCTGACCCAAGCATAGCACAGACGTAATATTGTCTTGGCGAGCGGGCGTAGCTTGTACGGCTCTCCCGTTTAGGTGCGCTCGCGTCACGTTGTTGCCGCTCTCCCCGTAAGCTCCGCCGATAATGCAATTATCATAAAAAGATTGGGGTGTACCAATCGGCGTATCGGCATACGGACCCGTGTCGTTGTTGATGGCTCTTATTGATCCATTAAAAGACAAATGAAGTTCTTGGCAGTTAGAATTAGTTCCATCATTTCTTGACCAAGCAAATGGAGGCAGAGAATTATTATTTGGATATCCAAAAACGGCAAAAATCGCTATATTTTGTGGTAAGACATTAGTTGTTAATAAAGAGTCATTTACTCCATCAAGAGCAACACAAGGTCGTCCTGCAAAAGTGTCATTAATAGGTCGTTTTCCTGCTGTTGGTTGAATCAAATGATTGTTTTGTCCGCTCAAATCATTCCATCGTGATACAGCATTATCGACGAGAGTAATAGTTCCACTAAGAGAGGCATCCCACCAACCCAATAATTTAATACCAAGATTAGTAGGTGTCCATAATGGGGGACTGGCATTAATTATTAGCATTTTTAAAATTACAGACCTTTAAAAATCGCTATCAGATTAATTACTGCTTTTCTAAAGAAAGCAAATACTTTTTGTAGAAAATGCTGATTACTTCCACCTTTTAAGATAAAAATACTATTATTTTTATCGCAACCAAAAGTAGTATTATCAGTAGCGTCAAACCAGAGATAAAGTCTTTTAGATTTTAGTTCTACTGGTGTCCACAATTGCGATTCTTGTGATTTTTTAGATTCAAACATAACAAAACTCCTACAAGACCTAATTATTAAAAACCGCAGACACTTTGAGAATATTTTGATTCAACAATTGAGCCAACAGATTTTCGTCGTTGAATTGTTCTGTCACTGCCTGCAAAATATCCGATTCAGAAATCGGATTTAATTTATCTCCAATATTAATAGAAAGCGCAAGTCTTGGAGCTTCCCCAAACACTGCTGCCGTCATTCCCAATTTAGCTACATTCAGCTTGACATAAGGATTAAAAACGATCATTTCTGATAAAATCCTTTTGTAAACATAAAATCGGACAGATTCATCATCGATTAAATTAGGCTTGATTTCACTATTAAAAAAAGCTGAATTAGTTGACATTTCATTGAAAGACCCAGATACATTTGTTAGCGCAATTTGGTATCTTTCAATATATTCGGGACTATTTAAAAATAAGCTTTGAGCAGTTAAACTATTAGGCATTTAAGTTAGCGACGGTGTTTCGCGAAAAATTAACAAAAAAGGGATACTCAATGGTCCACCAGTAACGCTGGTAATATCGAATCGAATTTCTTGAGCAGTAGTAATAATTTGTCCTTGTCCGGATACTGTAAAATTAGCCCGGGCAGTAGTAAGAGATAGGCTAGATAGTCCTGGTATTGCCCCAAAAGAAGCACCACTGCCAAAGCTAAAAGTTATTGTAGCACTTCCCGCAGAAGTACGTAAGTTTCGCACTTCTAAAAGAGTAATTTCTCTTAGAAAAGAAGTAACAGGAATCTGCTGTGCAGCAGAAATGTTCGTAATAGTTACTATCTCGCTTTGCAACCGAGTAGAAACCCATCGGGCTGTAGCGATCGAATCTAAAGTGTCAGTAGGACCGAGAAATTCTTTCACAATACTAAGCTAGTAATTTGGCTACAAATCCATTCACAGGAGGTACTGCTGTAGAGGCAAAAGTTAGACGGATTGAAGTATTACTCAATCGTTCCGTAAAAACTCCTACAGTATCTCTATTACCGCTATTGCGAATTACTTCTACGCTGGGATTAGTATCAGTCAGCGTATGTGTGATCACAAACACCGTATTAGTGCCATCTCCAAAAGGATTAGTAGTTACTGATCGCCGTCTTCCGGACCAACTGGCAAGCAAAGAAGGGGTGACATATTTGGCTGTGTCTGTTCCCGTTTCTAATTCGGCTAAAGTAGCACGCTGTACTTTACCTGCTGTGGTTTCACTTGCGTCAGGAACTCCGGCCCCATGAACTTGCCAGATTATAGGAGAAGTTCCCAAAGTCACGGATTGAGTAATCTGCCTGTAAGTCACGCCCTCATCGTTATTCCCACTACCAGAGGCAACAGTTACAATCGCGTTTCTGAGTTCGGCTCCTGTACTAGCGTCAGCAGTGCGGGTAGCTGCAACAGAAGCTCCGTTCCAATTATAAAGTCCGTTCTCTGTGTTATTAGTTTGATTTGCTGCAATAAAGCGAGAATTGGCTAAACTCATAGTTACCCCACCAATTGTCGAGCCAGGAGCATTTAAATTGATATTTGATGGGGCAGAAGCAAATACTGCGTCCTTGTAATCAAACCCTTCCAGAAGAGCATTTAAAGTACCAAAATTGACCAAATCGTTAGGATTTTCTGGGGCAACAGAAGCCCGAATTTTTCCTTTAAATTCAGTGTCAGACCAAAATTCAATAAAAGTCATAATTACCTCGATAAAATTGCATAACCACTAAAGGGACTACTAAAAATAATTTGAGTAGTATTTAAAGAAAGGTTTTGTACAAAAGCTTCTATTTTTACTCCCCCTGAACTAAAAACTTGAGTCTGTGGCTCAAAGCCTAAATTATGAATAATTGTCCAGGTTGCAGATGCAGGCGATTGAGTATGCTTGTAAAAAGCACTTCCCTCTCCCGGTAGTCCAGGAGAACCCCGAACATCAACAGCAGAGCTAATTGAAGAAACTAGCCCAGACGGACCAATATAACCACCCGTTGCTGGAGGAGTACCCGAACCTCCTACCCAATTAACTACCTGAAAAACCCGGCGATTACCATCAGCAACTAGGGACAAAACAGGCGACCATCCAGCACCTCCAAGAGTAGCTGAAACAATTACTTGCCTAGAACTTCCAGTTATTTCAATTGGCATCAAACTTCCCCCCTAACGACTACGGGAATTAAATCTAGCCCTAAAGGTTCAACAACGAGCCGATTAGCAATAGTTTTAGATGCCTCTAAGTCAGCTTGCCAGTAATCTCTTCCCACTTTTGGCTGTCCGATTTCCTTAAAAGCGACAGGAGTAACGTCCATCTCAGCAGTGATATTGCTATCGATAATTAAATGAAAATAAGTATAATTTTGATATTCAATTGGGTCTTCTCCCTCTTCATAAGCAGGTAAAATAAAATTGCCAAATTGCAACCCATCGATCCGACCGACTGCCATGCGATCTTCTCCAAATTGCTTTGCTACATAAAAATTAATGTTCCATGTAGTAAAATCCCCCTGAATAAAAAACTCCTCATCCCAAGTCGATCCCTTTTTAATCTCAATAACAATTTCACTGGCAATCGTAGGATACGATTGCCCTTTAAGAAAATAGTTACCAGTAAGGACTTTTTGAGCCATCGATGAGGTGCGTACTGTTTCTTGTATTATATCTTGAATTTTCTTTTTTGAGATATAATAAAAAGGAAAACATATTTACACCGCCGCGCTCTTTTATACCGCACCCGGGAGCGCGTTTATTTTTTTGTCTTGACAATTCTATTAAGACTATGAGAGAATTTTTTTAAAGATTGACTTGGATTACCGCCCTACGAGGGAGCGGTATTTTTTTTATCTATCCGTATTACATATACTACAAATACTACAGAGCGGTTGTTAGGTTGTAGATAGATTGTTAATAAGGTTATCGACAATCGAAACCCTTGCTGAGTATAGGCTTTAGACTTTGTAGATATTGTCGATGCCTTATAGAGGAAAAGAGAGAAAAGAAGATATACAGCAAAGTCAGCAATAAAAGTGATTAAACGCAAAACTGGCTCCATTGACAAAAAGCTGTATTTTGGGCTAACTAGAGGATTTTAGAGGTGAGAAGTGGTTCATCGCTAATCTGTTCTTTTTGTATTTGATTGTAGATAAGGTTATCTACAATCAAAATCCTTACCCCGACTAGGTTTTAGGCTTTGTAGATATTGTTGATGCTCTATAGAGAGAAAAGAATAAAGAAACCAAACAAGGTCAGCAATAAAAAGAAACAGGCTCAACAGTAAAACAAAAAAATACACACGGGGTAATCATCAACAATATCAACAAAGAAGTACAGAAATAATGAAAGCTATATATATCAATACTTTTATCCTTTTTATTTTTGTTAATAAGGGTATTTACAATCTATTTACAAACTAACAATCTAATTAATCGAGGTCAGCAATAAAAACATAAAAAATCCTGACACGGGAATAAGGCTAACAACATCAACAAAGTCTAGAGCCTATATATATCAAGACTTCCATTGTTAATATCCTTATCTACAATCTAATTACAAACCAACAAACAAAAAACCCCTGTAGTCTCTACAGGGGTTAGCTTTATCAGTTATGTACCAGTTATGGTGTCAATTTCTGTTTTTTATTTTAGCAGTAAACAACCTTGTTTACTGATTTTCCCCTAATATCCCCCCATTAACTCGATTTGTTCCTCTAGAGTAGAGTTCTCGCTCTCAAGCTTTTTAATTTGGTCTTTTAAGCCGAGGATTTCATCGATATAGTCAACTTCTCGATAATCCAATTCGTCGATTTTGGCAGTCAATTCAGCAACTTGAGAGCCAAGTCGCTTGTTAGCCTCAATTGCCTCACTTTTGACCTGAAAACCGGCTAAGGTGTGAAGGAATAAGCGAACGCCCAACTGCATTACTTTTAGGGCTAGTTCGTGATTGTCTTTAATTAGCCACTGGCAGATTAAATTTTCTGGGATTAATGCAACACCTTGTAACCCGCCTGCTGTCTCGATTTGAGCCTGTTCAAGACCCTTTTCACGCAAACCACTCATAGTCAAACGGCGAGAAATAGTCGAAGGTATTTTCCCTGACATCCGGGCATATCCACTAATTGAGGCAAAGCTCTCACCGGTCTCGGTATTAATATTAATTCAATACCATCGTGATCAAAACGCTGTAAACTAGAATTAGTCATGATTTACTCTGTAGTAGTAATTGTGATGAGTCCCCCGTTAACGCGGGGGCATACCAATATTATACCGTATTTAAAATATGTCTGACAAATTTGACCGATGTGGTGGGTATTCAGCAAAAATTGACCGATTACCAGGTATTCCTCCTGATTTCAAGTCGAATGTCGTCAAACCACCACAATCTAGGGTTATTGTTTTGCTGAAAACTGGAGAGATCAGAGAAATCCCCGATGATCAGCTAGAGTCTTTTCTTGAGGAAAACCAAGATTTAATTCAAGATCGACAATCACCCAGAAAAAGACCGATTAGAAAACTTTAAAGCAATGACAAACAAAGAAATCCTTGTTTTACGCTCTCTTTACAATAAAGAATTGTCAGGATTGCAGATAATTGAATCTATAGCCAGTACTAAAGGTAGAAGCCTTGATATTGGCTCGTTTTACCCTGTATTTCAGAAATTAGAGGAAAAAGGACTCATTAAATCTCGATGGGGAACCGAGCGATCTAACGATAGAGCCGGTGCTAGAAAAAGATACTATCGACTTACCCAATCAGGAGAAAAATCCCTTGCTGATATTCAAGGATTTGATAATTCTCTTAATTGGGATTTTACTTGATTAATGTGGGGTCTAGGAGTCGAACCTAGTGTTTTAGGCTTATGAGGCCTATGTGGAAACCATTTCACTCACCCCGCTTTGCCAGTATATCACACTTTCAATCAATCCAATAGACAATTTCGTTAGGCTGTATCTCGTACCTATCACAGATTGCCTGTAAAACTGTGATAGACGGCAAGTGACTAGGATTCTGAGATAGCTTGTATCCCGTGGACATCGCAATCCCTGTTTGCTGAACGAATTTATAGATTGTGATGCCTCTAGATTCTGTAAATTCCTTGACTCTGTTTTTTAGTACCATTGTATTAGTTTTGTGTCTCTATAATTTATTATAACTTTTTTTGGAATAATGCTTGACAATATTGCTGACTTTGCGGTAATATACAGATATAGAGAAAGACGACCACTCCCAACTCCAAATTAGTGTGATCGCCTTTCCGTCAACCCTTATCAGGTCAAAAGCCATGTTAGCATCCAATCGCGTATCTGTCAAATCTAACTCCGTCCCCGTCGTATCTGGCAATTTTACTATGGTCGCCAAAGGACAAAAGCACCGTGTCGCTCTTGAAGTGTGGGGAGAGGGACAAATAACGACCCTCCGAGTCACCTGCCAGCAAACTGGCAAGGAGTGGTGGTTCGATACCTTCAATGGCAAGTTAAGCCGTGGGTTTAGTCCCGATGGTAAACTTCCCAACTGCGAATTACCTGAGGTTGAGTTTCAACCCGTCAAAAAAGCTTTTGTTATTTCCCCTACGATGGGACTTGTGAATTGTGGCGGACGCTACTATGAGATTCCTTCCAACGAACCTACGGACGATTTTATTTATGACGATACCGAGCCGTCGGATTTAAGTCGGTACAGCGAACCAATGTCTGATCCGATGACATGGCAAGAGTTTTAATTAGTTATCAGTTGTCAGTCATCAGTTGTCAGTAAAAACTATTAGGAGTCAAAAAAATGAAGGGTATTCGCATCGAAGGTTTTTCTCCGAGGTTAAGCAGCAGAATTGCTGTTATTGTCAGTACGAAATACATACTATGTGTTTTAGATACTTACGAGAATTTATTACCTTGTCCGCAAATTAAAAACACTGAACAATATTATGTAATATTCGACGATCCAATTGCATCATATTCAGTCATTACAACACTTGAATTATCGCCGGGTCTAAAAGAATGGATTGATGAGCAGATCGTTGGTCGAGTTTGGACTGGGTACGGTAACGAGTATGATATTCCTGACTAAATATTAGTTATCAGTTATTAGCTATCAGTAAAAACAAATTATTTAGGAGTAAAAAATGATCATCAACGCAACCCCTCACACTATCACCATATTAAACAAAGAAGCTGGCATCACCCAAGATGAAAAAAAACAGTTTCTGGGAAACAAAGAGGCGATTGTGGTTCTCAAAGAAATCCCAGCATCCGGGATTCTCCCTCGGGTCAAAATGTCCAACGAACCCGCAGAACCCATTGACGGTATCCCAGTAGAAACCGTTATCTACGGGGAGATCGAGGGACTCCCTGAGTATCAGGAGGAGGTGTACTATATTGTCTCAGGATTAGTGGCTGCCGCTGCCGCTAAGATAGGTCGCGTGGATTGTTTAGCGCCCGGCGCGTTAGTCCGGGACAAAAATAATCCAAGTTTAATTTTAGGCTGTTTGTTTTTACAAAAGCCCTAGACAGTACAAGTGTTCAAAAATAATTCTCCCACATACTTGACTTTATTGGGAGAATTAGACATAGTAGTTATATAAACAAACACCACAAAGGACGAAAGACAATGAAATCTCAAATTACTCTCGCAGACATCCCCTTTGACCAAGAAGACGGAGGTCTGTTGTTTGAAACCCGCGTAATCGCGGTACAAGGGGGGTGTTTTTGGTACGATGACGGGTTTGAACCCCGCCTCGTCCCTTTGCCCACTGCCAGTTGGGCAGTGGTTCCTGTTACGCCAGAAATGGCTCAAACATACGGCGATTACGCTGGTTTATATTTGCCAAACGAGGAAATGACTACAGACGGAAGTCTGTGGGCAAATGCTTGGGGAATTGATTTTAGTTCCCTAGCTTACTCAGTAGGCTTTGGAGATGATGAAATCAACCAGATAATTAATGATTATCTGGACTCTTTAGAAGCTTCTAAAGAGTCTTCTAAAAAGGCGAAAGAGGCAAAACAAGCCGAAAAAGAAAAAGCGGCAACAGCAAAACAAGCTGAAGAGGCGCGGGAAAAAGAATGGAATAGCTACCTGTCAATCAAAGACAGGTTAAAAAAACACAACCTTTATGAAAATAGCGATTACTATGTCGTGACACACGGCATAGTAATCGATGAAAAAACTGAAAAGTTTTATTCCGAAGGATCAGATACTCTATCATCTGACGGAATGGGATCTCGATCCCATGGCGGTTATGTGACCGTTCGGGTCGTAACCTATCAGCTTCCCAGTGGGGAAGCCAAACAATTAACCAACCCTCCAAAACCCAGATCGGAAAAAGACTGGGTGTTAAACCACAACTCTGGTTACTGGACTAGAAAAAAATGGGATATAGAAAATCCTAAAGTAGAAGCGGTTTCCGAACCCGAACCTGCTCCTATTTCAGCAAATCAAAAATTGATTGAAGATTTTGGGGTGGGATTCCCCCAACTTGTCGAAGAATCCCTATCTTTAGGGATTCAAATAAGGCTTACAAGTGGCGAAGAAAGACGGGTAGTAGTCCGTAGCCGCGATTTAAGGAATGGTTACGAATCCTTTCCGAAGGATGCTACCGAACTGCATCAAGCAGTAATCGAAGCCATAGCCTTTAAGTCTCGCAAAAACGAGCTAGAAGCCTTAAAAAGGGCTGAAGAAGAGCAGATTACTGCTCAACAGAAGGAATCCCAACTTCCTTATAAGACAGCCTGCGAAAAGGCGGGGTACAAAGTGGAGTGGAATCAGGATTCCTACCTTGCTAAGGTCGGTAAAAGATGGACAGATTGCCGGACTGTCTGCCGGCAAAAAAACCTGCCAGTTGAGTTTAACAAAAAGCCTAAACTCATTCTCAAAAAATAGCATCAGTTGTCAGTTATCAGTTGTCAGTAAAAACCACTAAGAGTTAAGTATCATGACACAGCAACAAAATTCTAACTGGAAAGATGAATCTGAGAAAATTGAAGCGGATATGTGGGCAATTAATCAAGGAATTGACGGTGAGATGATTCATTGGATATGGGAAAAAGCAGGCAGTAAAGCTGAATTTTACGATCTTTGCCATAAAGAATTAAATTACCGTCCTGTATGTAATTACACGGAAGAAGAACTAGAAAATTATCTGCTCAATCATTAGTTATCAGTAAACAAATTATTTAGGAGTAAAAACCATGACAATGATGGATATAGGGCAATTCCCTAAAATTGATTCAAACCCGCAAGACTTTAAGTTAAAGTGGTACGAAACAAAGTTATTCCCGTTTCGATATTCGGAAGGCATTCACTATTTTATTCAAAAGGATCAAGAATGGATAATCGACGAAATTGCTAAATGGGTAAAGAAGGAAGAACATAAAGAAGACTTTCCCTCAGTTATTGACTGGAAGTTAAAACTAACTTATCAAAGCTTTAGAGATTCTTGGGGACATATAGCTATGCTAACCTGCGATAGTTTTAGATTGGCTCAAAAAACCAACATTGAATTATATTACGACGGTGATCGCATAGACGAAGTAAGCTTTTGCTTACTTACTAATCCCGATCCTTCTGGAATGATGTTAATGCTTGAAGAAGAATGGATATATTTACTTAGTATTGCATCAAGATTATTTACTTAGTTTCGATCAGTTATCAGTTATCAGTAAAAAAATTGAAAGCATTAAAATTGTGATGGCAAATGCAAGATACTGCTCATATAATAGTTCATGGTAAAATAATTAAAGTTTTGCGTCAGTCCGTAAAATATGGTGTTCAACTAAAATTGAGAGAATCAGGACAACTAGGAACATTTTTAAGCGATGAAAGCGCATATTTAGGATTAGATGAAGAATTGGCTAAAACCCGTTTAAATGAATTACTTGAAGGAAAAGTTATCTATTTGTAAGTTATCAGTCAATAAACATCAACCAAATAAAAAATGAAACCTCTGTATAAATTAGGCAAATATCACAATCTAGACAAGCTAAACAAGATAGTAGAATTGAGCAGTTCTACTACCTTTTCTGCAAGAGCAAAACACAATTGGGTTAACAATCCTTTTTCAGAGTTGTTTGATCCTTATTCTCTATGGTGGACATTGGGGCTAGAATGGCACACTGACGACATTGACGAAGATAAAAAATATTCAATTATTTTAGTTGTTGAGAGTGACAACTATGAACTCTACTCTTCTACAGTAAACAATGATACCTTAGAAAAACTCTTGAAAAATTATACTCCCTTTAAAAGTATGGATGATCAAATAAACTCTTTATTAGTCCAAAGAAAAGATACTCAAAAATTAGTCTTAAAAACGGGAGATATTTTACTACTGGACATATCCTGCTACCATAAGCTGGAAAACACAAAAAAAACAGAAGACCCTTTTATTTTTATTACCTTAGATATTGACTTTATTCCAAGAGTCAAAGAAGCTATTAAAGCTGTTAATTATTTTGTTCACGATTTTTTTGTAATCAATGAGGAGTAAAACAATGGAAGAATATATGGAAGAAATCGAAGAAACAATCGAAGAAGAAATTGAAGAATGTATGACTCCAAGCCATCGTCATTTTTGGCTTTGCTGGTATCAATTATCTCTTCTAGAGAAAAAGATCTGTTTTTATTTTCTTTGTGGGTTTGATAACAAAGAAATTGCTAAAAAACTTTTACTAAAAACTGAAATAGTAAATAATTATACGACGACAATTTTAAAAAAATTTAATATTTCGACTCAACCTAAGTTTATGTTCTTTTTCTATCAGCATACGGGATGGGATATAGCCAAAGATATGATTGACGATGACGAAGAAGAGCAATGCGCTTTATGGGGTGTTCAAAAATGTCTAATTCCGCCTGGAATATGGAAAAATATGTAGTTTAACGAAAATCTATGACTAATACTACCGAGAACACATACACACCAGATTTTGTTTCTCCACCAGGAGAAACCCTTGCTGAAATCCTAAAAGAAAGAAAAATACCCCGACGAGTATTTGCTAGTCGCATGAAGTTGCCGAAAAAGACTATTAATCAACTCATAAAAGGTAAGGCAGAAATTACTGTTTGTATTGCTTATAAAATGGAATTAGCTTTAGGCGTACCTTCTGCTCGTTTCTGGATAGAGCGTGAAAGACTTTATCGAGAATTTCTAGTAAATCAAATTGATTAGAATATTTTTACAACTATTAACGAGGATTTATGAATCTGTACTTAATTAGAGATTCAGTTACATCATTTGGTCTTCTTATTGCATCAGAATCAGAAACAGAGGCTATCTGGCATTGGTGCAGCTATTTTGATGGCAATAACGACAATCCAATCGAAATAGAGCGTATTAACATTAATACTTCTGGTATCGTTTGGGAATGTGGATAAACTACTACTAACCCCTAAAACCGCTCCTAAACCGATTAACAGGAGCAGAAGTAATAATCGTGCTAATAACCTTTTCATGTCCCTGAAACTCATTTTCAAGGGAATAAAATGCTCCCGATAGGCTATCTACAATGTCATTAGTCGGAGGTGTTTTCTTGCTACCATCAAAACCCTGGCAGGCATTTAAGAACCGAGTGTTCCATGTCCCATCTCTTAAGATAAAGATTTGTCCCCGACTAGCTGCCGTGGCTACTGGTAAAGCTCGTGTTAGCTTATCCCCTTGAGGTGCTATCGCTCTAATATCATGATTCGGATGATTTTCTCTAATTACATTAGTAATGGTATTTTCAACAAATTTACCGCTCGATCCCCCTTCTTGTTCCCATCTTACAGCTACAGTTTTCCCATCCAGTTCAGCAGTATTTTTAAGCATTAATTCCACTTCCCCGACCTTTTTCTGCTCACAGATATTATCGGCAATCACATAAGCAAATTCCTTAATCTCAGTTGAATCTGGCAGTGTGTTTTTAATTCTTTGGTATTTATAGACAAGAGTGCCACTTGTATAACAATGATAGTTCTCAGCATTCTCTTTAGCAGTTGCCGCTAAATCCCAGAATCTTACTTTACCTATTAACTTCCAATCATCGGGTATTTTATCGAGAATCTCAAACCAAGTCCGATCAAATACCGTACCAGCTTCATATTTAACTTTCCAGTTACCCCTGAGAAGTCTTTCCCGCTCAATAGGATGTAAAGCGTAAAGGTTAGCCAAATAGGTAGGGTTAACCCTAATTAAAGCTGGATTATCAAAAATCGTAGCAGGAATAAAAGTAAAGCTTTTAATCAGATTATCTGGTGTAATATTAATATCTGTATTTGATAAAAACTTTTCTCTTTTATCTTTAGGAATAAGGTCAAAAAGTTCATCTTTAAGACTAAATTTATCGATTAGTTCTTCTTTAGTATCAGCCCAGTGGATTATGTTTTCTCGTCTAATAAAATATTTAACTATTCCCCCTCTTTCTTCAATAGCATACCCAGTCTTAGGGTCGATCCACCAAGAGATAAAATTAGCTACCCAAGAGTCAGCATCGGGGTTACAGGTTGCTCTAACTGCGGGTTTAATTCCCGATACTGAACGGTTTCTAGAGAGAAGATAGAAAAATTGTTCTTCTGTAAAATGGGTTAATTCATCAAAACCTATCCTTGCAATTTGTCCCCCTTGATAAACATAGACAGTTTTTTCGTATTGTAAATGTCTAAAAGATATTTTCGATCCAAATGGAAATCGCCACCCTGGAGGCTTTTCAATAAAATTACCTTTCACTGCTTGATAGATTTTTTGGCTTTCATCTATTAGTCCACCTGCTTGAGTAAATTCAGGATACGTCCGACGAAATATAACAGCCCGATAGTCAGGATTGCTAATAAATTCTTGACGGGCAAAATCAATTAATAGCCCGGCACTATTATGCGTAACTATATAATCATCTGTTAAATAAAGATGATTTGGATTGCTAACAGTAATACAACGAGCGTAATCAATTTCAGTTGGTTCAATAGAAACAATTCTTTTACCCGGCCAACTTGATCCCCCATTAAATTGTCCAAGCATTTTCGCTCTTTCAACTTTACGCGGCAAACTAAAAAGTAATTCAAGGTGATTTCCCTCAACAGCCACGACGTAAGCTGTACGACCATCTAAATGCTTCCCTTTGTATCTATATTTTGGTTGTCTTTTCGTAATCTTAGCCATATAACCCAAAGAACGAACCAAAGAAGCTACCTGAATAGCCAAATCTTTACTGGTTGTGCAATAGGAAACTTCTCTTTTTTTGTCTCCAACAGTTCCATCTGTATCAAAAAGACCTTGAGCAAACGCATAACGAAAATCAAGAGATGCTGATAAATAGCCGTCGGGAAATACTTTTTCCCACGCTCTTTTTCCTTTATATTCATTGTTGCTTATCCAAGACTTAACCCATTGAACTTTTGTCGCGTTGACGGATAAAACTTCTAAACGGTTATCTTTTATTGGTGTTCGTGTTTTAACGGTAGCTTCTTTCCCTAAAATATCAACGAGTTTATCAGCAATAAATCTATCAGAAGTTGTTACGATAATTGAATCACTACAATAAGAACCATCGCCTATTAAACAACCGTAAAAATAGGCTCTGCCAGTATCAGACCTGTTAAGTGCCGTAAATTGCAATGGCGCGTTAACTGGAACAATAAACCGTCTTCCTTTGCTAATCTCAGTAATCAACCAATTAGTATCCCTAACCCTTGCTCTTGTAATGTAATTAGTATTCCATCCTCTAGGTGTCAGATTCGACTCAATTCGATTAATCCCGTTACTAGACTTCCTGCGGCTATTACGGCGAGATTCCCAAAAAGACCATAAATGATCGCCACAGCATTCTGTACTTGTACTGTCTTCAAAAGAAACCCGATAAAATTGCTTGAATCCCTGTTCGTGAATTTGGATGATTTCTTGATACTGACCATCAGGATTCATAATCTTATCCCCGACTTTAAGATCAGAGAAGTCGATCCATTGACCGCTCCATCCCAAGACCTTTGAATCTTTCATTTGTGATTCATTAAAACTACTATTATATGATAATAGTCTTTTTCCTAAAAGCGCATCCGCCATAGAAAGCATTTTATCTCGAATCGCTTTTCCTGTCTTGGATGCACGCCCTGCTTTTCCACTTCCTGCGCCTCCGCCATAGAAGATTACATCAGCGTCAATTTCCCCAAATAAAGCTTGTTTTCCCTCTTGTAATTGAGGAAAAACAATTTCTTCTTTGGTGTTAACAAGTCGATATTTTTCGGTCGCTGTTTTTATCTTTGAGAGATTTTTTAATGATAATTTACTCGCTTTCATCGTCATCGCTTATCCTAGTGGGAACCATTACATCATCATCAAATTCTGCACTATCACGAATAATCGAGGTCAGTCCGTCGTCGAGTTTCTCTATGCCAGAATGTCCTATAAGTTTTCCGTCAGGGTCAATAACAGCTAATCCGTGCTTTTGAACAATATTAATTGCGTACTCGATGGTGTCAAAACCTAAAACTTTTTCAAAGGTATCAGTCAACGTTTTAGCCATAGTCACTGCGTCTCTATGATTCCAATTTCCGTTAGGTTCAATTGTTATGGCAATCGGACGGCCCGATTCATCTACAGAATCTATCCGACGGCGAGAAATCGGATAATTAGTCATCTGTTCAATCTTTTCGAGGTTTTTTAGAGTAATCTTTAGAGTCTTCTCTCGGATTTCTCGTAAAATGCTATCAGTGTAAGCTTGCTGCTCTTGAATCTTTAAAAGCCAATAGGCTTTCGCCCGCTCTTCCCATCGATAGTTTTTATGCGCTAACTGCCAGTCATCGGGGACAGTTTTAGCTCGTTTAAATTTAGTCTTCTCTATCTGTTCCCCAGAAGCTTCCCCGCAGTTACCGTAAGCTCGGTTTAAAGTGCGATAGCCTGAAGGAATAGGAAGGTAAAAAATCTGAAATCTTTCAAACCAGTCAGGGGTTTCTAGTTCTTGCCGTTCCCAGATAGGATATTTGGTAAACTCGATTACCTCTTCATGAATAGAGTATGTACGCTTTCTGCCTCGATTAGTGACAACCATTGGTTATTATAGTAGTAGAGTTACTTAATCTTACATCAATCATGACAGATAAATTAGAAATTGAGTATCGACGGCTTTGCGACCTAAAACAACTAAAGGGTAATTCCAAAAAACACGCCACTGAAAACACAATAGCTTCAATATTGGAGTTGGGATTTAAAGACCCAATTGGCTACGATCCGAGCTTAAACGGCGGAAAAGGGGGGATTACTGAGGGTCATGATCGGTGTGCCGCACTATTAGCAATTAAAAAGCGCAAAATAGATCGACCTAGAGGTATAGATATTGACAATGATGGAGAGTGGATGGTTCCTATTTTAGTAGGAGTTCACGCTAAAAATGAGGCTCAAGCTATAAAATACTCGATTATTCACAACCATTCTACGATTCACGGGGCGGGGCTTGACCTTGCTACGGAATTAAAGCTTTTTGATACTGACTTACTAATTAGCCAAGCTGAATACCTTGATGAAGAGGGGGAGAATTTAGGAGTAATCGGCGATTTAAATTCAATCCTAGAAGCTTTAAATACTTCAGATAATTTAGATAATTCTGATAATTTTGAATCGAATATAACAGATAATTTTTCGGGAAAAAACAAAGAAATTGACATTGAGGGTATAGATGGGCAAATGATAATTAAATTAAGTTATACAGAAAATGAATACTGGCAAGTAAAAGAACAATTAAGTAAAATAGCATCGACACCCGAACAAGCAGTATGGAAGCTTTTAGGTAATGACTAAACATAAATTTGCATATAAGTGGAATTTGTCAGATGGATACCCAGCACCCGGAATTGAAAAACATGGGTTAAAAGTATTTGGTACTTTTATCTGTGGCGGTGGTTCGACTATGGGTTACAAGTTAGCAGGTTTTGACCATTTAGGAGGTGTTGAAATAGACCCGCAAGTAGCTAATATATATAAAGCTAACCACAATCCTAAATATTTATTTATTGAAGATATAAGAGATTTTGCTGATCGTGCAACTCTTCCTGATGAACTTTACAACCTAGATATTTTAGACGGCTCACCTCCCTGCTCTTCATTTAGCATGGCAGGAAATAGAGAAAAAGACTGGGGGAAAGAAAAAGTATTTAGGGAAGGTCAGGCTAAACAGCGACTTGATGACCTTTTCTTTGATTACATACGATTAGCAAAAAAACTACAGCCAAAGGTCGTTATCGCTGAAAATGTTAAAGGAATTATTCAAGGTAATGCCAAAGCGTATGTAAAGCGAATAAAAGATGAATTTGAAAAAGCAGGATATAAAGTACAGTTATTTCTCTTGAACGCCGCAAGCATGGGAGTGCCTCAAAAACGTGAGCGAGTGTTCTTTATTTGTCAAAGGAATGATTTAAACTTTAAAAATCTAGAGTTAAATTTTAATGAAGAGCCAATTTTGTTTGGTGAATTTGGAACAAATGAAATTGGAGAAGCAATTAAATGTAATTATATAAAAAAACTTTTAAAAAACCCTATAACATCAACAGGTGCGTTACAAACACATAAAAAAAGTTTAAATGGCAAAATCGGCGGTATTGGATTTACTTTTGTTTGCTTAGAAAATCAAACGCCTTTAACAGTAATAGCAAACAAAAATAAACTAATACACAGTAACTTAAATAATTATATATCAAATAAAGCAACTTGCCTAATTGGTAGCTATCCACTCGATTACAACTTTAAAAATATCGATCCAAAGTATTTAATTGGTATGTCAGTTCCTCCTGTAATGACTGCACAGATAGCGCATCAGATTTATTTACAGTGGTTTACAGAACAATCAGTACAAAAATACACACAGTGACACTTGATAAACTGTCACGCTTTGCCAACTATCTGAAAATTATCATGATATATTTAAAATATAAGCACTAAACCGAGTGCATCCATTAATTAGAGCCTCCATAAGCTACTGGGCGGATCAGTAACCGACTTGAAATAGTAGTCGGCTGGTGAGACTGGTTAATGAGTCGTTCTAAGCTTGCTGGTGTAATTCCAGTAACCGATTTGAAATAGTAGTCGGCTGACGCACGCACTTGGTCTAGTGCTTATTACTTTAAATAGATTCTTAGTTATTCCAGTGACAGTAAATCACTGGAATAACTGCTTTAGGGATATCTAAAGCATTGTGACACTTGATAAACTGTCACACTCGGACAACACC